AAGCATAGGTCACTCCTATATTGCGTAGTACTGGTAGTACCACTGGTTACAAGTAGGACTAATCGTACTAGAAGTCGTACTAGTCCACCTATAGACTAGCATAAGAGGCACTAGGAAGTCAACTAGGAATATTTTCCACTGGTAGGAGCACTACATAATTCCCACGGTGTGACCATCCGTAATTCCCACGATATATCAAGGACTTATGGCTTGTGTAAATTTAGTTGCGGGGACTTTTGGTGATTAGTAGGACTGGTTACGTTTGCTACTGGGGGGCTGCCAGAGTCCTGTCCGAGCGTCCTATTTTTACTACGGGGGTTTATTACTATGGGGGTACTAGGGTTTATTACTATGGGGGGTCTGTAGTACATTCGACTAGGATTACCCACCAGTACCTGGCACTAGGATATGTCACTAGTACTGACCTATATGATATGTCACTAGTACTGACCTATATGATTGTTATTCGATATAACTGTTATTAATCATAAGTAATGACCTGGGCAGATGTTATTAGGTATAACCATTATTAATCATAACAGTAGGAATGGTAAGTAATACTGACCTATAATTTTTTTTACTTTTTTTTGTGTCCATCCCTTGAACCAGTGTTTTTGCACCCTATATCTATGACAGGCGCCAATGGTGGTGCCTTATTTTTACTTTTTGATCTTTGGAGGATCTACCATGACTAACTTAACTTCAGCTGAACTATTGGCAGCAATGGCGGCCGCATCTACTAAAACTGCTACTAAGAAAAAAGAGCCTACGTATGACAAGGCAGCATGGGCAAACGAGTGCCAATTGGCGCTAGTACAGTGGGCAGGTCAGGCAGCTACAGAGCACGAACTACAGGCGCGCATTGCTCTTATTACTGGCCAGTTCTGTAGCCAGCACCTACCAGAGCGTAAAGCAGGTTATGAGGTAGGGGCGAAAGCAATATTCACTGCTCTGCGTGGTGAAGCCTAATGAAGTTCCTACGTGATCTACTAGGCGCGCTGACAATTTTTGTCATACTATTCGCTCTGCTCTGGTTCCTACCCTAGGTAGGACTAGGCAACACAACTAAAAAACGTATGGGGGGTGTCCTATGGGTGCCCCCTATTTTCCGTTGTACTTTTTATACTGTCGCGTATCCACCCCCATTTCCAAAATAAAAAAATACCTTGAGGGTCATACCCACGTCATACTGTTGTATTTAGGACACACATATGATTTATTTTAGCCTTACCTCTTGAAATCGACTTGATTCGTCCTATATGTACGGAGTACACTACTTAAGAATTACAATAGAATATATACATAGTTGATTAATACATTATGTACAATATCGACTTGGTTCTTAAGAATTACTTAAGAATACACTCAAGTACAATAATTCTTTGTAATAAATACAATAAGTTACTAGATTCTTAAGAAAAAACTTAAGTATACCCCTTGACAAATCAAAATTAATCACTATATGGGTCAGTACAACTAGATTTTGTGTAACTAGTACCTTCCCAAACATTGTAACCTCTTTAGAAGCGCGTAGTTTCACACAAAACTAGCTTTTGTAACCAAGAATGTAAGAATTATGGCACGTAAACCTTCCCAAGGCACTCTTCAGTACAGTAAGCCTGTTGCTAAGTACGTTAGACAGGCTGTGCAAGATGGTGTACAGATCAAAGACATAATCGCTACGATCAATAAGCGTTTTCAGAACGCCCCACGTAACAACGCTATGTTTTACAAGTTGTATGGTGAGGACGTTGCTGAGGCACGAGCTGACATCACAGCGAAGGTTGGTAACGTAGTCGTACAGCAAGCTCTTGAGGGCCACTTTCCCTCTCAGGAGTTGTTCTTACGTTCTAAGTCTGGTTGGAGTCCAAAGGAGACACAGCAGACAGAAGAAGTCAATGGTGACCCCGAAGAGTCTAGCTCTGCCATTGATTCCCTTATGAAGCTTCTCGGCAAAGAAGCGCCCGACGATACAAACAGTGATGGCGACAGTTAATCGACCTTCTATAACCGCAGATGTCCTACGAGACCTGAGTTCTGAGGAACTCTCTCGCATTCTCCACGAGCTAGGCCCAGCGCAAGCTGATGAGCTAAAGCACACTTGGGAGTTTTGGGCGAGAGAAGATCAATTAGAACCAAAGGGCGACTGGGACTACTGGATATTCAATGCGGGTCGTGGAGCGGGTAAGACGAGATCAGGAGCCGAGTGGGTACGACACAAGGTTAAGCAAGGACTTAAACGTATTGCTTGTGTAGCACCAACTAAGGGTGACATTAGACGTGTTATGGTAGAGGGTGAGTCTGGTCTTCTTAACGTATGTTGGGAACACGACAAGACCTACCGAGGAGCTAAGATGGGTTATCCTGTGTGGGCTCCTACTAATAACACACTGCTATGGGAGAATGGAGCTAAAGTAGAGTTCTTCTCCGCAGAAGACCCAGAGCGTTTACGTGGACCACAGTTCCATGCAGCTTGGGCAGACGAAGTAGCAGCTTGGCGTAACCAACAAGACGTATGGGATATGCTACAGTTTACACTTCGTCTAGGGCGTAAGCCAGTGGTAATGGTGACTACAACACCAAAGCCAACAAAACTGATGAGATACCTTCTCAAGAGTGAACGTAGTCATGTAACTAACGGTTCTACTTTTGATAACGCAAACAACTTGGCTACACCGTTTCTTGAGGGCATCAAGAAGGAGTACGAGGGAACTCGACTTGGTAGACAAGAACTTTACGCAGAGATGCTAGAAGAGGCGGATGGGGCACTTTGGACGACTGAGACACTTGATGAGTGCCAGATTGAAAAGGGTGATCTACCAGAGTTCAGCAGGATTGTCGTAGCTATTGACCCTGCTGTAACTGCTAACGCTGAGAGTGACATGACTGGCATAGTTGTTGCTGGTGTTGATGTAAATGGAACAGGCTATGTCCTTGAAGATGCCACAGATCGGTACAGCCCTGCTGAATGGGCAGCGAAAGCAATCTCGCTATACCAATCGTACAGTGCGGATCGTATTGTTGCCGAGCGTAATCAAGGTGGTGAAATGGTCCGTCGAACACTTGAGGCTGAAGACGAGACTGTACCTATTCGGCTTGTCCATGCTAGTCGAGGAAAGATGGCAAGAGCTGAACCGATTTCTGCGTTATATGAGAAGGGAAAAGTAAAACATATACGTGGCCTTGACGAACTCGAAACGCAAATGAGAACATGGGAACCGCTTGGCTCGATTGGTTCACCTGATAGACTCGATGCATGTGTCTGGGCTTTAACTGACCTAATGTTAAACGGTGTATCTAACCCAAACCTACGTTTATCTTACAGCAGTGCAAAAGGTCTAGAGTCTGGAATTTATTTAGGTTAACAACCAATGAAAAAGCTAAGCGAAGAGTTAGGAAAGGTTCAGTTAGGCCAAGGCGGTACTAACACCAAGGACGGAACTATCCGTGCTGACGAATTTCTGCCCGACCTTAAAGGCAAACGAGCAATCCGCAAGTTCCGCGAGATGCGTGACAACGATAGTACTATTGGTGCTATTATGTATGCTACGGAACAGGTATTACGTGATGTAGATTACTATGTAGAACCTGCGAATGATAAGCTCAAAGCAAAGAAGGAGGCAGACTTCGTTAAGAGTGTCCTTGAGGATATGGAACATTCCTTGGACGATCACATCTCTGAAGCGTTGTCTCATTTAACTTTTGGCTTCTCAATCTTCGAGGTCGTCTACAAACGCCGCCGTGGACCGCAGCAAAGACAAGCGACCAACTACTCAAAGTACTCAGACGGACGGATTGGTGTACGCAAACTTGCGTCTCGCGCACAATGGACGATTGAGCGATTTGATGTGGATAAGACAACAGGAGACGTACTGGGCATCCGTCAGGAACAGAACTACGGCTCTAAGTCTCTTTTCATCCCAGCTAACAAGGTACTACACTACAAGACGACGAACACGAACAACGACCCATCTGGACGCTCTATCCTACGGAATGCATACACTTCTTACCAGTATCTCAAGAACCTCCAGAACATCGAAGCGATAGCAGTAGAGCGTGAGTTACATGGTGTCCCAGTTGGTCGTATTGCTGCAGAGTATCTTAGCCCTGACGCTACGGCTGATCAAGCATCTGTACGATCACAGATGGAGAAGATTTTACGCGATCTTAAGTTTAATGAACAAGGTTATGCGCTTCTTCCTTCTGATGTCTATCGTGATGCTGATGGTAAGCCTACTAACCAACGTATTGTGGACATTGAACTTATCACTTCCAACGGTACTCGAAACATCGACATCCACCCTATCGTGGCTCGTTATCAGCATGATATTGCTCGTAGCGTTATGGCGGAGTTCCTTATGCTAGGAGCAGGGGCTAATGGCTCTTATGCACTGTCTAAGTCTAAAACTGACCTATTCCTTAGATCAATGGAGTCTTATATTAACTCTATCTTTGATGTAATTAACAAGCAGTTGGTAGAACCCCTATGGCATATGAACGGTCTTGACTTTGACCTGATGCCTAAGATTTGTGCAGGGGATGTAGCTCCACACGATCTACGTGAACTAGGCTCTTACCTACGCAACTTGAATGGTGCTAACATTGATCTTAG